AAGGTTTCATCGGTGCCAGTCAGGCTAGCGATTAATGCAATGCGTTGTGCTACGCCGCCTTTTTTGTCAAAAGCCAAGTAGTCAGCAGCAGTGGTGTAGTCTCTAAAGTTAAGCTCTGCCACAGTCTTGCTGCCAAAGGTGAGTGGGTGTTTAAGGGTGAGTTTTTTCATCAATATTCCATGTTGTAATAATCTATGTTGTAATAAAAAGTTAGAAAATCCTTGATACCACGATTATCTATTCAGGCACCACTTGCACAGGCTCTGGTTCAATCATCGGCAGCCCAAGCACTTGCCGTGCGGTGGCATCTTCAGTTCCTACGATCACAGAAAATATTCGTCCGTCTACCTCGATTAACACATGTGAGGTCGGGTTGCTTGGGTCTTCGCCTTGTAATTTGTAATTCATGTTTTATCCTTTTTAATAGCGTGATGAAACCGCAGTTATGCGCACATCGGTTGCTGCAATACTTAATTGCGCTGTCCAGTTATTGCCTGCTGTGGTTTGTTTTAATGGTGGGTCAAATGTCATTAATTGCGTTGCGCCCGCTTTGAGTAAGATCGATGGCCGAATGGTTGCCCCTGCCGTTGCATCACGCAGATCAACGCGTGTGTCGGTTGCTGAAGTATTGCTCAGCAATAGCGCATGAATATCCTGAAAGGTTGAGGCGACCGATGCAATCAGTGTTGTTTCTGTCGTTGTTGTCAGTACCACACTAGATGTATCGTGCAGTTCTCGTGGTGCATGAGATTTTGTGATCTGACGGCCTCTTAAATCCGTGATGAGATTGGCTGTTGTGCCATTGGCCACATTGGCTGCCCATGCACTATAACCTACGCCTGCTGAGCGTACAGGTGCACCTGTGATCACTCCGCCATGTGCAGCCTGCCCATTCAGCAAGTTGGTGAGGTTGGTCAGCGTTGTCAATGCACTTAAAATGCCACCCGTTAAATAAGCAGGAAAGCTCTCACCGACATCGTTGTTGTTAAAAGACTCCACCTGCATGCGGTTGTAATCCAGCAGCTTAATGAAATGGATGCGTAGGTCGGTTTCTTTGATCACCGCACCACCAATTAAGCCTGTAGTTGCGGTTAATGAGCCACCAGTACTTGGTTGTAATGCTGTACCAATAGCTTCTACGATCATGCCTGTCATGGTGAATTGCACTGGCGTGGCGGATGTTGCCGTACAGTTGGCGTTAATCGTAAAGCCCACCCCCGCTTGTACTGAAACAACATAGCTGGATGCTGGAATGCCTGTGCCAGATACCAATGCACCGACTGCGATTTGCGAAGTGTCGCTCACCCCAGTAATCACTGGGCTACCATTGGTTGTGTTGCCAAACCAGATGTTCGGGGTGACTTGTAGTACTTTATAGCGACCATCAACACCCAGGCTATTCACGTTATCACGACAACCTACAAGACGCACCGTATCACCGACTAATACTGTAGGTGCCGCGCTGGCTGCAATCATCATATAACCGTTGCTGTCGCGGGCGATACCTCGAGCTGCCAATGCCTGTGCTGGAGCAGTCACGCTACCATTGTTGCGAACGATGACACCACCAAAGCTTGCGCTGGTCGCAGCGCCACCCCAAATAATTGTAAATTGCGTAGGTGAAATGATGCTGGCAACTTGCGCTTGTGCTGCAAGGTTTGGAAAGTTGGCTGTATCCGTGACACCGTAAGCTGTTAACCAATCACTCGTTGTCAGCGGGATTTCTGGCGCAGCATCCAGTGTGACTGTAGCCGTCGTTGTCCCAGATTTTGAGACGCTGACAATGTTAGCGATAGGCACAGATTTATTCGGCAAATTGTAGCTGCGGGCGCGAATCACGTATTCCTTATTCATGTTTGGCACTGACTGGCTACGTTTGAAAAATATGGGGATGACAAGACCGTCAATCGCCTGTGCTACGAATTCCACATTCTGAGGGGTGAGATTGATGCTAGTCAGAAAGCGTGGTGTAAATGATTCTGTGTAAGGTTGCACCGAGCTTTGTATGGCGTTAGAATAGGCGGTACCAAAGCTCGTAGTTGCGCCAATTAACGGTGTACTGCCCGCATTTTTTACCACAGGAATCGCAGTATTATTATCTGTGCCTTCGAACAATAATACCGCTGCATCTTGTGCGTTGGCAGTAGGTGAAATCCGATAAACTTTGCTATTGGCATTCACTGTGTAAATACCATCTGCAATGACCATTGGGACCAGAAACTGGTTCTTGGTTTCCCAGACTGTGGTGACGGCAACTGCGCCGATATTCAAACGGCTATCTGCCATGCCTGCAATCACGATACGGTCAAGTGGACGTATCTTGCCAGTAATGGCACTCGATACCGTGACATAAGCGACATTGCTAATGACGCGAAATGCCGTGATAGTGAGCGGTGTCTCTACAATCCCTGTTGTTTCAGGCACACCGTTGGCATCAACGCTGACCATTTCAACATAATGCTCTTCACCATAAATACGCTGGCTAATCGATGGTGCAATAATCGCGCGTGCAGGCACCTCAATAGGCGTCTTGGTGTAAATCTCACTGACTACATTTTGCACCAATGCACTACTGGTGAGTTTCCAGTATTCGGCGCCCGCAACATTGCCATTGACTTCAAACAGTGCGCTGGCGTGTACGCCAGATGGCTCTACTGCGTCCAGTGCAATAGCGCCGCAATCGTTGGCATAACTGTCGATCGCGGTTTTTGAAACAACGATGTCAGCATGGGAGTTACCAAGACCAACCAGCTTGCGATCAACCCCGTTCACATAATCTTTAATGATTTTTTTAGCCATGATGCACTAACCAATCTTTTCTGACGTATTGGCCATAATCGTGATCTTGCTTTCGCCGCTCTCTACTGAAATTGGGTCAGCCACAAATGCTAAGCTCAGCAGATACACGCTACCATCGGCAAGGCGTACTGTGACATCTTCATCTTTTACTTTGTTTAGTGCGATGACATCTACGCCACCGAGTAAGTTAATGCTTAATTCCAGTTTGGCTGGTTCAGCGGCTTCAGTGTAACCCCCATCTTCAGCCAAGCGTCCTGCTTTGTGTTCGCGCTTGATGCCGCTTGGCGTAAATGTGCCAGGCTGTGCAGCCAGTGGCAGTTTGCCAATGCTTGGGATGCTCACGGTGCGTATATTGTTAATTTGTGCCATGTTTGAATGCCTTTCAAAGATTATTTAATTCAGTGAGATCACCCCTCACCCTAGCTATGTTCCCTCACCCCCACCCTCTCCCAGAGGGAGAGGGAGTTTTAAGCGGTGGCAAGGGGCTTACGATTAAACTTCAGCTGTTTTACGGAACTGCGCACGACCCGACAGAATGTAGAACGGTGACAGCAACACAGGCGTATCAAAGAAGTTGAAACGGCTTGGGTTGTTGGCATCTTGCTCTACCACCAGATTAGCTTTGTAAAAGTCATACGCCTGAACCCAGCCTTTTTCGCGCATGAGTACGTTTTGATACAGGCTTAGCAGGTAAGCGCGTACGCTGTCTTCGGTAGTAATACGCAATCCTGGGCGGTAGCCTTCGTTGGTTTTTGCTGCGGCGGTACCAACAAACTTTTTAATTGCACCAATGCGTTGCTCGTAGCGAATGCGTTCCATGACTTCAGCCGCATTGATGTCTAAGTAGGCATCGTCTGTGCTGCCGTCTGGGCGGTATTGGTACATGGAGATCAAGCGCTTGATGCTGCATGAGCCATCTTTCGCCACCTGCATTAAGCTCATGCCCTTAAACAGCAAGCTGTTGGCATTTGTCCAGTCGTGGTAGCTAATGCCAATCATGCCTGGCAGCGGTATGCCTTCCAAGGACTCCACTGGGCTGTTGTAGAGCTTGGGTGCGGCAGCAGCGGCTACAATGGCGGCAGCTTCCCATGTGCTGGTTGGGTTGAGTTCAAGGCTTAAATCCACAATATGCTCGTAGTTTTTGGTCTCACCAAAAGCAGCGGCAGCGGCATAATCGCCACGGTGTGCGGTAAAGGCACGAAACCCTGCTTGCACAGGTGGTTGATAACGTAGCTGGCTTTCTGCATGCCATGCGGCCAGTGTCGCGGCATCGTTAATGCCAAGCACCACGTAGCGGTACCATTTTTGCCCGATGATAGCCGTGAGGTCACCTGGTGCTGGATCACCATCACCACCAGAAAAACCAACGATTGACAGCTCTAATCCCACTGGTTTTGCCTCACCATAAAGACCTAAGCGCAAATCAATATTGTTGCCACAAGTGCCTTTATGCCGCGCTGTTAAATATACAATTTGCGAGTCAATGCCAGCTTCCAAGCCGACCGATGCAAAGGCTGGGATATTGGCACCCGCAGCATTAATCGCATCGCTAATAGCAATGGCGACATCATCCACCGTCATGGTGGATGCTAGGCCAACGCTGACTAACTTGCCTGCGATATAAAGGGCAAGCGTGCCAGATGCGACTGGCGCGACTAGGCAGTTAATAGAGGCGGTTGCATTAACACCAGCAACATTGTCGCTATATGGCAGCATGTAGATATCAAGCACTTTGTCTACTTTACGATAGCGCTCTACCATTTGCGCCAGCATAGAGCCTGCGCCTGCCTTGGTCTCGGCATCTTTAACGCCACTTAAGCGTACAATTTCACCAGCGGCTGCGGTACCAGTATCAAGCTTTTGGCCAACCAACAATACGGCTGGGATATCTTCACTGACACCTGCTTGTGAGCCATCGATTTCAATGTATGCACCTGGATAGCGTAGCGCGTCTGGAATTGTTTGAAGCGAAATCATAGTTGTTCTCCTGTGTAGTTCAAACTTTCATAAGGGGGTGGATCTGGCAGATAGTTGGTAATCACTGCATCAAAGCTATAACTATCAGCCCAGAATATCTGTTGTCTTTCGTACTGGATTACGCGCCCACCGTTAAACATAATTGGGCGTACATCCTGTTCAATCTCCCAGCCGAGAAGTAAAGACTTGACTGCTTGGCGGTATTGCAATAGCAAATCATCGGTTTCACCAGGCACATGCACGCGCGCATTCTCAATGGCAATGACTACATCAAACCCCAGCGTCACGTTCTCGGCGCGTTCGCCAGCATGGCTGACTTTGTCGGCTGCTCGCACTACCCAGCATGATGGTTTGGGCAGGTTGTCCAGCTCAATTTGCGCATACTCGGCAGCACCAGCAACTTGCCTGAACCACAGGCGGTCAAAATCCGCTGGCTTGGGTGTAAGGTGTGCAATTAAAGGCGTCAGAGAGATCATTACCAGTCTCCCGTTGTTGTAGCGGTGTTGCCATAGCGTTGGCTGTTACTGGTGATAATGGCCGTGTCATCGACCACTGTCGCATTTGGGTCAATCGGAATCAGATTGCTGTCACCGCGCGCATGGGCTTTCAGCATGGCAATAACAGCCTCATAAGCTGAGGTTTCTAGCTTGTCTAAATGCTCAGCGCCTTGCAGATAATACAAAGCGATGGTTGAGCACAACCTTGCCAATAAAGTAGTTTGCACGGTGTCAGGAATGCCGTAGCTCAAAATCACTGCATCCGCATCTGCCAGTGCTTTATCAATGGCATCGAGTGCCAAGGTAAGCGAGGCTTGATCTTGCGCGGTGTAGTCGCTTAAATCCGCGCCAGAAATCACCGCCCGCAAAGCCTCATGCGGCACCATGTCGCGGTCAGCGGGTATGGCCAACTGGGCAAGGCGGCGCGCATTGGAGCGTGCGAGTAAGTCGGCGCGGGTTGCGAATGGCATGATTAAGCCTTAGCCCCTGTACCAGTTGCGTTCTCGGCTGCCAAGCGTTCGGCTTCTAACTCTGCCCAAGCTTGATCGCGGTAAGCGGCTGTTACATCAAAACCTACGAGCGCAGTGATTGCAGGCGCGCTGGGCGCACCGCTTTTAAGCCAGTTACTTGGTACGTCTTTGCTTAATTTTCCAATAGCGGTTTTAATTTCAGCAATACGGTCAAGAACCGTCGGTGATTCGACTTCTGATTTTTCTGCAAGACCGCCTTCCGTTTGCGGCTCAACATAATCAACTGGCTCTTTGTCGCTCACTTCCAGCATCTGCTCTTCATGCAGGCGGGCTGCTGTTGCATTGTCAACTTCTACCAATAACCACGCCAGCGTAAATAAAATCGCACAGCGGTAAAATTGCGTGTTTCCAGACTTGGGCGCCACACGTACATATAACTTGTTCATTGCTTACTCCTTAAAATTCCCTCTCCCACTGGGAGAGGGTTAGGGTGAGGGAAAGAGTGTTAGCTGACTAGCTACCC